ACTGTAGGGATGGCTCTGAAATTATCCCTGAAAGGATTTCTTTAGAATTAAGAGAAGTGCAATCAAATTCTTTTGAAGAAATTTTATTTAAATGGTGGAATTTTATCTGGTGGAGTATTCCTTTTCAGCAACCATTTGGCCGTCAGATGCGGTTTTTATTATGGGATACAGCACATGACGCGCCATTTGGCTTAATTTCCCTTCAAAGTCCAGTGTTAAAAATGTCCGTCCGTGACAGGTGGCTTGGTTTATCTAAAGATGAGTTAGATATCTGGGTTAATAAATCAATGAATGCGCATAGGGTTGGAGCTTTGCCTCCTTATAATGAGTTATTAGGTGGAAAAATGGTTGCTCTTACTCTGTCTTGTAATGAAATAAGAGAGGCTTATAAGAGGAAATACAAAGATTACATATCAATCATTAAAGGCAGAAAATTAGAATCAGACCTTTTATTCATTACTACTACAAGTGCTTTTGGAAAGAGTAGTTTATATAATCGTCTAAAATATAATGATGAAGTTGTGGCTGAATGTTTAGGCCATACGCAAGGCTCGGGATCCTTTCATATTCCAGAAGAATTGTATAAAGAGATGCTTAAGTTTTTATCAAGCATTGGTGTTAATGTTACTCGAGGATATGGACACGGGCCATCAAGAAAACTTAAGTTAATAGGTACTGGGTTAAGATATCTCGGATTACCAAAATTTCAATATCACGGCATTAAAAGGGAATTTTATTTATTTCCACTTGTTAAAAACTTAAGAGAGGTTATCCATAAAAAAGAAGAGCCTCAATGGTTTAACCGTCCCTTCAGCAGTCTTGTGGATTACTGGAAGGATAGATTGGCTATCCCCAGAGCAAAAAGAATGCCTGAATGGGAAAATTTTAATAGCAATAATTTCATTAAAGTAACAGAAAAAATGTTAAGCCATATCTCAATGCATGACATTAGGATATAAATATTTAATATTAAAAAATATAAAATATTTATATTGACTTTTTAATTTTTTTATTATATGCTTTACTTAAATAAATAGGAGGTTTATATTATGGTGTTCGAGGTTAAGGGCGAAATTTATAAGTCTGGAACTGTTGGCAAAGGTAAGCTTGCTGGTATGAAATATTATAGGCTTCTTGTTCAGCGTCATGACGGTATGAAAGATGATTTTACTCTCTTTTCTAACAATGACTACAAGGTTGGTCAGGAGATTAAAGTTTTAGTTAATTCTTTTATTCGTTCTGCTGTTGAAGTTCAGTCTCATTTTCGAGGGGTTAAATAAATAATGTCTGCGTTCTTGCAAGGCTTTGGTCTGGTTGTTTTTTTCTTCATGCTGGGGTTTTCAATCTCGGCAATTCTCAATATATTGAGAGAGGGCGGCCGTATCGATTAATCAAAAAAGGGGGTGATTAAAGTATGTGGGAGGTTGATGTAAGTTCGATTATGGGAGATATTGTTCCTGTCGGGCTTGCGTTATTGGGCGTAGCAGCAGCCATAACTGGTTATAGGATAGTAAAATCCTTGCTGCGTAGGTAATAACTCTAATGTCTCGGCAGACATAGAAGCTGCCGAGACAACTCTTTAATAATATATGATAGATTGCACACAAATACCGCCTGCAGGCGTAGAGCTCGGTAATAATATTCTTTGTCAGAGTATGAACGAGCTTGCGTTGATACTTGATAATCTTAATACTTTTTTTACTGCTGATTCTGTTTATTTTTTTCTTGGTGTCATCTGTGGATTAGCTTTCGTGCGTGGGGTTAAAATGAGATTATGAGAGTTAGAAGTAGAATATTTATATTATTTACTTTATTTTTTACTATTTATTTTATTTTATTTATACCTGTGCGCTCTTATGCACTTACTTATAATGAATTTATGCGTTTAACAGAGCGAGGCGTGTCTACAGTTGTTCATTCTATGTCTCGTGTTGCTTCCGCTCTGTCTTTATCTCGTTCTTTGCTTGGTCTCGGGGCTCTTGGCGGTTCTTTTGGTCTTGCGATTCTGCTTTGGGACGCAAGCAATCGTTTAAGAGATGCTGCTAAAGTTTCTGTCTCATCTTCTTCTAATCTTAATCTTTCTCCCTTTCCTTCTTCGTCATCTTTTTCTTGGGGTATGACTTCTCCTAACTCTGAATATGTTTATTGTGTTTTTTATTCTCTTAATCATGATCCTGAAAATCCTTGCTCCCCTCAAATTGTTCCTTTTTCTTGTACTCCCCCTTCTTCTATGCCTCGTTCTGCCAAAATCGTCGGTGGTGAAACTATTTTAACTTATTATGATACTACTTCTTGTCCTAACTTTCGTTTTCCTCAAAATGTTATTCAAAAAGTTTATTATGTTGAAGTTCCTGAATCACATGTTTCTTATGAATCCCAGTCGTCTGGTTCTCCTGCCTCACAGTCTGATCTGTCTAATACACAAACTGCAATTTCTCTTCTTACACAAGCTATTGAAAAATTACAGTCCGAGCTTTCGGCTGTTAATTCTAACATTCTTTCAATAGCTGCTTCTTCTAATGTTTCTATTCCTTCCATGTCTGCTTCTTCCACTCTTGAGCTTTTAACTGAAGCTCTTTCTACTCTCCAGAATGGTGTTGCTGTTCAGAAAGATGTTGATTATTCTGTTACAGATGAGAGTAAAGCTATTCCTGTTCCTGATAGTTCGAGTGGTAGTTCGAGTGGTAGTAGTGATCCTGCGTCAGAGCCTTCTGCTCCGCCTGTCGGCGATGGCGTTTGCACTGACTATGTCAGACGAAAAACTTTTCGGCAAGTCTGGGATAAAATATCTTCTCTGTCTCAAAGCTCTGGGATAGTTATTTTGTTGAATAAACTTGTTCTGAATCCAACTTCTGGTTCTGCTCCTGACAAAATTTCTTTTTCAGTTTCTAACTTTGGTTCTGTGAATTTTGATTTAAATACTTATCATTATAGAGATATAGTTGTAGCATTTCGTTTCTTTGTTCTCGCTGGTGCACTTGTTGCAGCTTATTATATAATGTTTTCATAAAAGAGGCGTATATGGACTGGATACAAGGCGTTTTTCTCTACATTGAAAAGGTCTGGAAGTGGATATATTGTTTTTTTCCAAATCTTGTTGGATACTTGACTGATATGTTTATGGGCATATTAGAAGAAGTCTTGACTGTTCTTCTAACAGCTTTATCAGTTATTCCTGTTCCTGATGTAATCGCTAATTTCCAATGGCCTGATGCGGGGCCTTTTGGCTACGCTCTCATCGATTTGGGGGTTCCTCAAGGCTTAACGATTCTTTCTGCTGCATTCATGTTTAGATTTTTAAAGGGCTTAATCCCGCTTATAAAGAGCTGATATGATATATTTATACTACGGTAAAATCGGTGATGGTAAGACATATCATGTTGTTGCAAATGAGCTTCTTCCCGCTCTTGCTTCTAATAGAAAAGTTTATACTAACATTGACGGTCTCAATAAGAAGCATATAGCGATGTTATTGGGTAAATTGGAAACTGAACTTCATATCGTTCATCTTGAGCATGCTGAAGCAATTAAAGATTTGATGCAGCTTGCAGTTGATGACAAGGCTGGTCATAGTCTAAAAATCGAAAAAGGGTCTATAGTTATTATTGATGAAGCGCAGATGGTTTGGGATGCGAGAGAGTTCAAAGATACTAAAAAAAGTTTTCTTTCTCTCCTTGAGTATCATAGGCATTTTGGTCTTGATTTTGTTTTTATTACACAAAATCCAAAACGGCTTGAAGCTTCTATTACAAGACTTGCTAATGAGTCTTATCAAATCAAAAATCTTCGCTTTTTAGGTGCTTTTCTTAAGAATCGCTATGTTCTGCATGTAAGACAGACTCCTTTCGATAGGGAAATAATTTCTACAATTAGAGGTAAATATCGTTCTGAAATCTTTCTATGTTATCGTTCTTATGTTTCTTCATCAAAATTTAATAAAAAGTCTAAAAGTGCTTTGCAAGGCTTTTTTTATTATGCAACTGCTATTGTCTTCGTTCTTTCTATAGCACTTTTTATTATCAAAGGTGGCTTTACTTTTGCTAATCCTGATAAAATTAAATCTCTATCAAATGCAAATATAAATACTAAAGGGGGTCAAAATGTTAATTCTAATACTAAAATTCCTGACTTTATTTATGATAATAATTCTTCTCAAAAATCTTTGGAAGTTTCTTCGAAAAAAAGTTCACTTGATATAATTGCTGAAGACGAGTGTCAAAAGTATCGGGATATAAGAGGTAATAACTATATTAGGCGTGCCAATGTAGTTATTTATAAAGATAATCTGGGTGTCTGGAGGAATAAGGATATTTCTTGTTCTTCTAATGATACTATTGATAACAAACAATCTTAATTATAAATTGTGAATTATTTCTATCAAAAAAATCGTTTATTAAAAAGTATTGATGATTGCCTTCTCACAGTCAAAGTATTTAAAAGAGATGTTCAGGTTAAGTTTTCATCTCTTAATCGTTCTTATTTCATCTCTAAATCTGAATATGAAGCAAGAAGAAAAAGAGCAAAGATTATTAATTTTTCAAAGCGTTCATTAAAGCGTCTTAAGCATCTTGTTAGAAACTCTTCAAATATTTGGAAATCAATTATCACTCTTA